GCGAGCGAGCGCCGGTTCCGCGGCGAGGATTGAGGATCTGGCCAACCTCGATCTGCCTGGCGTTCGACACGGTAACGCCGCCTGATGGGTGGCTGATCGCGATGGGGGCGCCGTTGAGCGAGGCAATGCTGACGTCGCTGAAGACTTCATCGGCGGTGCGGGTGATGCGGATCAGGCCATCGGCGCCCGGCTTCACCGGCACTTCGCCAGCCGCGTAGAGCATCGTTCCAGTGCGGCCGAGCGGTACGTCTTCACAGAGCAGGAAGCCCTGCTCGGTAAGCCGCTGCGTCGTGCCGATCTGCGTAGGGGCGTAGTACCTCAACCGTATCTCCAGATCGAACCGTCGCTGTATACCCTCGAACGATTCGCGCCGCTACCGCCGGCGGCGTTGCCGATGGCCGACGAGTTGAAAGCCGCGTTGGCATCGGTCACCCAGGCCGCGACGTCGCTCGCCACGCTCGACGCCGCCGGCAGCGCAGAGAACACGCCATCGGGGATCGGGAAGAAGCTCGTCACCACCCATGTGCTGTGACCGTCGACGGTGTTGACCGCTTTCGCCGGCTGGCCCGGCGCTGGGTTCCCCGTAAAGCTGAATTCGGCCCCGACGTTGAAGGCGAGGCCGCTCGACGGGACCGCCGTGCCCTGGTAGGGCGCGACATAATTCGGCCGGTTAGTCACAGAAACGATAAGCTCGTCCTGGGCCTGGATATAGCCGCCGCTGATCTGCGCCTGATTGGCGAGCGAGATCGTCGCCGGCGAATTCGTCGCCGCCTCAAGCGCGGCGTTGCCGCGAATATTCACCCGCGTCTTGTTCGACGTATGGAACGTGAGCTCCATCGCCGTCGCCGAGCCGAGACCAAAAATCTCGTTGTCGAGCAGCGCCAGGTAAGCGACGAGATTGCCGCTGCCGTTGTTCTGCGCCGTGTTCGACAGATCCATGTCGAGCCAGACGTTGCCGCCCAGGCTGCGATTGCCGCGCATCGTGACGGTGTTGAACTGTGTGCACCAAGTGTTCGACGGATCGTTGCCCAGCTCGACAGAGTTGAGCGATCGACCGACGAAGCGATTCTCGTTCAGCTCGACGAGCGCGCCGGGCGAAGTCGCGCCAATCGGCGAGTAGCAGAGCACGGCGGGGAAGGGGTTGCCCGTCGCGTTCATCGCCACCGGCGAGCCGATGCTGCCGATCGTCTGCGTCGTGTCGAGGATATAGACACCGACGCCGCCTGTGCCCGTCGCCGTGGGCAGCGTGCCCGCGCCGGCGGTGTACACGCCGTTGATCGCGGCGAAAGAGCCTGTGCCCGTGGCGCCGCTGACGGTGACGCTCTCGCCAGCCAGGAAGGCCGACGGCCCGGCGAACGTCAGCGAGACGGCGCCAGTCGCCGGGTTGTACGTCCCCGCCGCGATCGTCACCGCCGCGCCGCCGGCGGTAGGCACGGCACTGCCGCCGGTGATCGTCATCGTCAGCGACGCGGCGACCGAATAGTCGAGGACGCCGCCTTCGCCGTTGTACTGGACGATCACGCTGAATGGCGCGATGCCGCTCTGTCCGGCGATGATGTTGCCGCCCGTCAGCGCGCCCGAGAGCATCGTCGTGACGAACAGCGCCGAGCCGACGATATAGCCGTCGAAGCTGGCGACCTGCATATCGTATTTGAAAGTATTACGATCGGCGCGAAGCGCGTTCGCATAGCTGAGGATGTCATAAGCGACAGTATTGTGGAATGTGTTATTGTCGATCAGACAGTCGTCAGCCATCGCGCCGGCGATACCTACGGCGTGGATGCCGTAATACATATTTTCGAACAGGCAGTTAACTACAGAGACGCCGGAGACGGGATAGCCGGGCGCCGACGCCAGGCGTACGCCGACCTGAAAGGGGTTCGTCGCCGGCAGGATGCGCCGAGCCGTGAGGCCGTCGACGATCGCGCCATTGAGCGGGCCGCCGTTCTCCCCGTTGATGATCGGCGCGATACCCTCGAGGATCACGGCCTCGTTGACGTTCGGCGGAATCGTGATCGTGCCGCCGATGCACTTGAAGTCCTGGGCGGCCTGGGCATAGATCGTGCCGTCGCCGTTGGCGTTGATGAGCGTGCAGCGCAGCGAGGCGTGGGTCTTGAAATAAAAGCCGACGCCGCTGTGGGCGATGCTGTCCCAAACGCTACCGACCGAGCCGTCCTCGTACCAGGCGGCGTTGACGTTGCTCTGGCCGGGCCCATAGGCGTTGCCTCGCGTCACTCGCGCGTTCAGGCAGTTGCCCATGTTCACGCCCTTGAGCGTGTAGCCGTTGATGTCGGCGTTTTCGACGAGCGGATCGGTGCAGCCGTAGAATTCGAGACAGGCGCTCGGAATCTGCGCCGTGCACGTCTGCGCGTTCACGAGGTGCGGCCGAATGAACCTGATGCGATTGCCGGTGTTCGGCAGGGCATCGGCGCCGGCGGTGTACACGCCATTGATCGCGGCGACGTCGCCAGTACCCGTCGCGCTGGTGATCGTCACGCTGGCGCCTGGCACGAGGCCGGAGGGGCCGATGAAGACGAGCGTCACCAGCCCGGTCTCTGGATCGTACGACGAACTGGGCGCGATCCCCGCGCTCGGCCCACCGCTCGTGGGAGTCGCGCCGCCGCCGGCGATCGTCATCGTCAGCCCGGTCGCGATCGTGTAGCTGATGCCGGCGATCACGCCGCGCGAGAAAAAGCCGCCGCTCGGCGAGTTGAGGATCCAGCAATCCTCGAACGTGACGTCGTTCGCGTTGACGATGTAGCCGATCGCGCCGACCGGCGAGCCGACGCCGAGCCAGCCTGACGTGGGGATCGGCAGATTCGCGCCGTCGAATCGCGTCCCCTCGAAACGGTTGCCGCTCGACGGATTGATGAGGTTCGGCGCCGTGAAGCCCGCCAGCGCGCAGATCGTGCCGGCGCCCATATGCACGGCGCCGGCCGGGGGCGCATATGTCGTCGAGCAGCCATATCTGGCGCCCGGCGTGAGATAGACGATCGGGCCGACGCCGGCCGCCGTCGTCAGAGCCGCGAGATCGTCGTTTTCGCCGTCGCCGAGCGCGCCATACCATTCTGGCCGAACGAAGATGCCGTTAGGGCCCGGCGGGCCGCTCGCGCCTAGCTCGACGGCAAAACTCGGGGGGCTAACAGCGACGTTCATGGGAGTGTCGCTCCCTGTAGGATGTTGAACGGCGCCTGCCAAGGCGTCCACGGCTGGCCGCCCGGCGGCGTGATCACGACGTCATAGACGCCTTCCTGCGGCCCGAGGTCGCTCAATACGTCCTCGTCGATCAAGAGTTGGATCAGCCCGCTCGTCGGCGGGTAGAGGATAGTCACGCCGATATCGCAGAGCAGGCCGCCGCCGATGCCCGGCGCTCGCGCCTGGGCGCTGATCGTCGCGCCGGTGAGATCGTACGGCTCGCCGCTCGACGTCAGCGCGCCGACGATATCGAGCCCCGAATTGTTCGCAATGCTGATCGCCAGCTCAGGGACGAAGACGGTCATCGCGGGCCTAAATCGGCTGCTCCATCAGGCGCACCTGTGGGCTTGAGATATTTGCGGTTCCGGCGTTGGCCTTGAACTGGAGATCGAACCAATAGGCGGTTCCGATAGTCAGGCCGGTAATATAGCCGGAGAGATTGCAGGCCGTGGGGCCGGCGGCTGACGGCGACTCGACCGACTGCATTTTGCCGATCGTGGTCCCGGCCGCCGCCGCGCCATTGGCGGGTGGAGTGCCCGTCCCGTAGGCCAGTTGGATCGAGACCTGATCCAGCGACGTAGCGTTGGAGCAATAGCCCTGGAAATCGACCTGGACATTGCCCGTCCGCGTCGGGGTGATGACGCTCGGCCCGGTTCCGGCGGCGAGGCCCGCCATCACCATCGTCGTGCTTACGGTGGCGGTGACGGCGGCGGGATTGACGAAGATGCGCGCCAGCCCCGCGCAACTGATCGGGGCTTGGCTGGCGTTAGTACACATCCCGCTCGACGGCGCCAGATTAGCGCCGAGCGCGGGTACCTGACCGCTGAGATCGCCGACTGTCGCTGTCGCGGCCGTCCCGAGCGCCGTCCCGTTGAATTTTAGAACGGTCGGATTGGGATATGTGCCGCCGAGATCCCCGCCAGCCGCCCCGCTAGGCGCGGCGCTCGCCGAGCCTGGGACGTTGATGGCCTGGGCGTGGGCCGAGCAACCGAGCACGGACGCGAGCGCGGCGCCGAGAAAGAGCCTGGCGCTAAGCCTCATTGCTGAGCGAGCCCACTGAAGGTGTTGTTCGTCGATATCGCCGTCTTTGTCAGCGGCCCCGTCGAGCTGTCGCAGACAGTGATCCCAGCCGAGTAGAACGCCGGCGCGGCGCCATAGCTGATCGACCAGTTGCCCGCAGCCGGCGCATAAGCGACGACGATAGGCGTGACCGCACCATCCGCCGGCGCCGATGCGGCGTTGAAGACCATGATGAATTCGGCCTGGCCGGCGTACCCGCTCACCGAAAAGAGATTCGCTGGCACGAGCGAAATGGCGTGGCACGATTCGGCGGCGATCGACGAGACGGGCGCGCCGATGAGCGGGCCGGCGCTCGCGCCACCGCAGAGAGCGAGCGCGAAAGTGAGCGCCCCGATCAGACCAATTCGCCTCATAGGCCGCTCGCCCTTCCTTCGCGGGGTGGTGTCCGCGATGGAGGCTACTGACAATCGGCGGCGAGGGGAAGGGGCTCGCTGGAAAGGGGCGATCGGCAGTGAGACCGACCGCCCCCATATCCCAGGGCGAGACGCGGGCAAGGTATCGAGGCCCCGCCGCGTTGTCTACAGAAAGCCGGCGCCCGGCCGCTCGCGATCCATTCCTCCATCGTTTTGGCGCCTTTGCTCGCGTTGCACTGCCGACAAAGACCCTGGAGATTGTCGGGATGGTTTGATCCGCCCCGAGAAATTGGCTTCATGTGATCGATCGTCAGTCGATGCTTTTCTCCGCACGCCCGGCAGCGGTAATCCTGCTCGGCGAAGATTCGACGTCGGTCTTCCAGGGTATGAGATCCATCGACGCCAGCTCGCCGGGCGCGGCTATTGTTAGCCCTCTGAATCCACTTATCCGGGTCCGCCATATACCGATTTTTCTCGAGAGACCGATAATGGGCAAGGTTCTTATCGCGGTGCGCCAGGTTAAGTGCAGCGTGCTGTTCTGGGTGAGCCAAGCGCCATCGACGGTTGATGGCGCTTCGCTGCGCCTTCTTTCGTTCTATCGACGGATTCCAATGCCTCTTCGGCGTTCCCTGACGGCGACGCCGCCTTTCCAGCCACACAACCGCACAATCACGGCATGTGCCTCCGCTCGTAAGACGAAGCCCAGAGTGTCCAAGGCTGCATGGCGAACCCATATAGGTTGCCCGCCCATCTTGTTTAGCAAGCCAGCGGTCGCCGCGCGCGCTCACCCTAGTAATCCGGTATAACTGGCTCTGCCCAGCATCTACAATTCCATATTCCGCCGGGGAGCGCGCGAGTGCCTGTTCTTTGATCCGCGACGGGCGGCGCTAACCATTTAAACGTTCTTCCGCTCAACAATCGATGGTCTGGTCTAACATCATTATCACCTACGTCGCGCCAGATAAAGTCTTCCGATCCGACACTAGTCGCTCTCGCTCGCGTCAGCTCGACGCCGGTTCGGCTCACCTCGGTCCTGGCGATGAGTTTCGCGCGCCCCAGGCTGACTTCGCCGCTGCGCGCGATCTCGCCGGCGATCTCCTTGGCGCGCGTACCGTCGGCGATAGCGGCCAGGGTGAGCTCGTGCACCCGGCTCGCCGCATCGATCGGCAGGCTGGTAATAAGCGTGACCTGATCGGCCATGCGCTCGCGAACGATCGCTCCGGTCGGGGCGAGCGCCAGCTCGGCGCGCAGAGATCGCTGCATCGTCGCCGCGTGTCTCGCCCATGCCTGGGCATCCTCTCGATCGACCTCGCCGACGATGCGCGCCGCGACGCTCGCCGCCCACGGCCGCAATAGATCGGCGTAAGAGCCGAGCGCCGCGCCGATAAGCGGGTCGGTCTCTGGATCTTCGCCCGGGTTCGTGAAGCCGTCGATCAGCCGGCCGATCTGTACGGCCACGCTGCGCAGAGTGCGCAGATAGCGCAGCTCGATCGTGCGCGCCTTGCGAAAGGGGCTGTCGTCGGATGCTCGTCGAAGCGGCATCGGCTCAGCTCGGCAGGATCGAGGCTTCGCCGGCGGTGGCGAAGCCGCGCCAGCCGCCGGCGGCCTTCGCGATTTCCTTCTCGATCCATGCGCCGGCCTGCTCTTCGCGACGCTCAATGGGGTCTGGCTCGCGCGGGCTTGAGACAAGCCGCACGGCAGGTTCGCCGAACGGAATGACGTAGCGAGGCTTTCTGGGAGACCCCCGGCGACCGGAGAGGTTGATTTCGGGGTCTTCGCCTCGGATGACCACTGGCAAACGCGCAACCATCGGAGGGGGAGACGTCGGGCGCTCGCGGCGCTTAGGCTCCGGCAGCCCCAACCTCTCGCGGTAAGCCGCCCAGCGGGCCAGAGCCCGCGCCGACTGCTTGGCGCGGGCTTCCGGCCTACGGTTGCGCTCGGCATTGGCCGTCAGCATCCGCTCGCGGCTCTTGGGGTTGGCCCAGCGCTCGCGCATGAGATCGCCCTGCCTGGCGCGGTGCTCCGGTCTGCGCTTTGCCTCCCGCATCGCTTCGATAGCGTGCTCCCGGTATCCAGGCTCCCGCCAAGCGCGCCTCTTCATCTCAGATGACTTCTCGCGATTCTCCGGCCTGCGCCTTACCTCGGCGATGGACGCCGCCCGCTTGGCGGCCCCGGGCCCGCGCCATTCTCGCCGGTTCTGTTCGGACAACGCCGCATGGGAGGCTGGGTCAGCCCAGCGCTTGGCGTTCGTAGCAGCAAGGCGCTCCAAGGCCTCGGGACTGCTCGCCGCTGCCTGGAGGCCAGCGTGGCGCCTTGCACGGGTATCAGGGTCGGCCCAGGTCGCCACGTTGGCGCACGTGCGGCCACAGAACCGGCGCTTGGACTTGCGCGAGCGGGAGAATTCCTTTCCACATCCAGGATTGTCGCAGACGAGCATCCCAAAGGTCCTGATCAGCGAGCTTCACGCTGCTCGTAGCGCCGGCCGCGCCGCCCCGCCCGGCCTGCCGCCGCTCTCCTCGCCCGGCTCTGTCGTGGCTGGATCTTCGCCTTCGGCCGGCGTCTTCGACTTCTGAGCGAGCAGCATCAGGTCTTCGGCGCTCGGCGCGACGTCTTCGGCCGCCTCGATCTCCTCGTCGGTGATCGTCGACCACATGCCCGTCGACTCGCTCGACTGCTTCAGCTCGCGCAGCGCCGTCTGCCGGCTGACGATATTGGCGTTCACCGCGCCGGTCACAGCCGTCGTGACGGTATTGCCCTCGTCGGCCTTCTCTTTCGCCGTGGGCTTGTGCAGCGGGTTGAATTCGAAGCCGAAGCCAGGATCGGGCTTGCGGCCCAGCACGCTGCGGTGAAGCACGTCGAGAATGACCGTCCAGGGGCGACGAAGTTTGGCCTCCTGATCCTTATGCACGCCGTCGTCGTACGTCGTCAGGTCGCTCTCGCCGCTACTGTCGAGGCCGCCAGGGGACGTGCCGAACATCCTGGTGCGCGGGATTTCAAGCGCCCCGCAAAGCTGGTCGCCGAGCGCAACCAGCACATCATCGAGGCCGGCGAAGGCGTACTGGAACACCTGAAATTCGTCGTCGGCGTCCGACAGCGTCAGCCCTTCGGCCGTCTGCGTCTGGCGCATGAAATCGAACTGTTTGGCGACCGCCTCCATCATCGGGCCGCCGGTCGCGATCAGGTTGCGCAGCCCCTTGATCTTCATCAGCCGCAGATGCGCCTTGTAGACGAGCTGGATCACGCCTTGCGTCACGCTGTCGAAGCCGACGATACGATCCCAAATCCGCTCCATGACCGCTTCGCCCCACAGGCCCTCGACCCAGGATTGGTAATACGGCAGCTTGATCCCCACCTGGCGTAGCGCTCGCGTGTGGTGGATCTTCAGCGCGGGGATGCCGAGCCCGTTCGTGAACGTCTGGTAAAACGCCGGCAGGCCGAAGTCGGGGCCCATCTCCTGTACGAGATCGGTGGGGCCGAGCGTCGGTGTGATCACCGTTCGATCGAAGACCTGCAGACCCTTGAACGCTCCGGGCCCGATCGCGTCGATGTTGAGCGGCGTGCTCATATCGGCGCCGTCGATCATCAGCACCGCGATCGCGCCCCCGAACAGTCGCGCCCAACGAATCGAGTCGGCGATCTGCTGGCCTAGGCCCATATCGCGGATCGCCGCGTTCATCGCCTGGAGATCGTCGCCGTCGATCCCACTCAGCTCGATGCCGGCCGTCGTCATGTCGTCGGCGGGGATATCGATCGCGCGGCCGACGATCCATGAGCCGCGGTACGCCGCCTCTAACATCATCCGATTGCGCGTGATGAAATTGAAGGCGTACGTGCTCGCGCTATTCTGGTTCTGCGTCCCGATGCCGATCTTCGCGGCGAAGTTGACGAAGCTGTCGCCGCCGCTCCACGAGACGAGCTGCGCCGGGACGCCGCTCGACGAGCCGGCGCGCACGCGGATGCGCGGCTTGTCGGCGCCGGCGGAGTGGATATCGCTCACTCGTCGTCCCCGCTCGATAGAAGCTCTGGCGCGTTCGGCTCGATCTTGCGCAGCTTGTCGATCAGGCTTTGGCGCTCAACTAGCGCTTCAACGGCTTCGGCGATCGCTTCGTTGAGCGCCGGAGAAAACTGAAAGACTCTCATTGAGCGGCCAGCTTTCCCCAGACGGCATATTCGCCCCGGCTCTGAATGTACCCGTCGAGCGAGTAGCGCAAGCTGTCGATCCCGTGGTTATAGCGGTCGATCAAGATCGGCAGGATGACAGGATTTCCGCTCGCGTCGAGGGTGCGCGGGTCTGTCTTCCACGAGTAGAGCTTGAATTCCTCGATCGTGTGTACACAGCGCGGGTGGATGACGATGCGCGCGAAGCCCTTAAGGTGGGCGATCCCGTCTTCGACGCTGCCGGGCCACTTCTCCGCCGCCGAGATCGGGTAGCCCTGCCGCTCGAGGTAGCTGATGATCGCCGGCTGCGCGGCGTCGCCCTTGATGGGCCACGAGCGCACGTCTTCGATATTGTCGAAGATGCGCGCGCCGATCTGATCGATCTCGACGTGATAGCCGAACGACTCGTTGACGATGTAGAGCGTGTTCGTGGCCTCATCGATAAAGCTGTCGATGATGACGGTCGGATCGTCGGCGAAGCCCCAGTCGGCGCCGCGATATCGCCGGCCGACGTTCCAGGGCACGTCGAAGTCTTCGACGCTCCATCGCTCTCGAAACACGATCGCGTCGGTGACGCGCCGGCACTTGCCTTCCCAGATCCAGTCGTGCGCCGCCTTCGCCTGCATATCGCCGGTATCGGCCACGCGCTTCGACGCCAGGCGCAGGTTGTTGAGCACCGGGGGAAACCAGGGATTGTCGCGCCAGTTGACGTCCAGGCCGATGCAGTCGCTCGCCGGCGGCCGAACGGTAAACATCTGATGCGTCGCGCCGTTTTCGAGATCGGGGTTGTAGCTGATCCAGATTTCGCTGTCGGGCTCGCGGATCGTGGGATCGAGAATCTGCCAGTCCTCTTTCGGCACCGGCTCGGCTTCCTCGACCCAGCAGATCTTGATCCCCTTCATGGACTTGATCTCGCCCATCGAGCGCGCGGTACCCTTGAAGACGGCATCGCTGCCGGTCTGCTTGTGGAAGATCGTCTGCCGCTGGATCGCGAATTCGTCGGCGACGCCGAGATCGCGAGCCGCGTCGATGAGCGTGCGGTGCACCGAATCGCCGATGCTGTTCTGGAAGCGCCTGGTGCAGAGCACGCGCATCGTCTCGCTTCTCATCCGCTGGATCGCGAGCCGCGCGAAGGTGTCGGACTTCGCGCCGCCGCGACCGCCGCGGAGCACCTTGTACCGGCTCCAGCGCCACTCGCCGGTGAGCGGGTCGAAGAAAGCCTGGACGATCTTTCCTGGGATCTGGACGTCGAGCACGGCGGCAGCGTAGCGACGGGGCGACGATCGCTCAACCCAACGTCGCGTCGCGTGATCGGATACCTATCGGCTGAACGTCGGGCTCGGGTGGGCGATCTAGCATCCGCCCCCGAATAGTCGCGCCTCCCAGGCTCGTGCGTGCTCGGGGCAGAGGTCTTTATTCGGCGCCGGCGATGTCGCGCAGCGATCGCAGATCGGCCGATCGCAGGTCCCGCTTTTCCCGGTCTTCACCTTCCAGTCGCAGAGCAGGCCGGCTAGGCGGCCGCACGCGCAGCGCCGGCGACGCGGCGAGGGGCCGCAGACGATCGCGGTGACGCCGCCGATCTGAGCGACGCGGCAGGTCATCCAAGAATATTCGCGCGCCAGAAATGCACCGGCCCTTCGGCGTCGGGGTCGGCATCGATCCAGAGCAGATAATCACCTCTGAAGTGGGGTAAGACGCGCACTCGACTATATTCGACGTCCAGCGATCGACTGGCCCCGGCGAAGATGATCGATTCTCTGACGGCCAAGTCCGCGTGGTCGATGGCAAGCCTGTCGCCGCTAAAGCTCACTCGATCGGTGAGAACGCGGATCGGCTCGCCGCGCAGCCACGCGTTCAGCGCCGGGCCATCGTCGTGCGCGCCGTCGCCGACAAGCGTCGGCAGAACGAGCGCTCCCCGCGAAAGCGGGATCGCTGCCGCTGCAACAAAAGTCGCGAGTCCACCGAATAGTAGCCTGCGCGTTATATCGAGGGTCGGCATATCTGTAACTCCTGGGTTCGGGATATCTCTTACTCTGCCGGCTTCGAGTCGGCCAGCGCCGGCGTCGGCAGCTCGTCGTCGCTCGCCATCGGCTTCGGGAACACCGCGACGACGCGCATCGGCGAGAGCGGCGCGGGCGGGTTGTCAGCGTTACGCCGCGCCAGTATCTCCTGCCAGTTTTGCCGATCAGGATCGCGCTGGTCGAGATACTGCTTGCCGAGCCACTGGGCCATCTGCGGAAAGCGCTTGGCGAGATTGAATTGCGACTGCCGAAGCGACGCCACGCCCTGCTTCTTGCCCCGATCGAAAGCCTCTTTCGCCGCCGGCTCGCGCACGAAAAACGCCTTCAGCGTCTTCTCGCTCACTTCGAGCATCGCGGCGGCCTGGTCCATCGTGCACTGGATCATCCCAGCCCCGCGCAACATCCTCAGCGTCTCGGCTCGAACCTCTAGAGCGTACGGTCGCCCGCCCTTGCCCCGCTTATTCTTCGGCGGCGGCTTGCTCGCTTCCTCGACATAGCCGGAGACAGCGGCTTCGATCTCGGCTTTGGTGGGTTTGGCCGCCATCGCTTCAGGATATGGGAAGCCGGAGAAACCAGCTAGGACGTCTCACCCTCTGATGTAATAATCATGCCGTGTCCTCCAAGAAACAGCCGCAGCCGCCAGTCGTGAACAGATCGAACTCTTCCCCGGCGGCGTTTGCTTCGCGGAACTCCCGCATAGTCATCTGGACGCGCTTGCGCTTGCCGTTGGCCTGTTTGCGCTCTGGGGCCATGACAGTCTGCTTTCGCTTGCCGGGGCGCGCAGCGTTGAACGCGGCCTCTTGGGCCTCGTGATGCGCGTAAACTTCGGGCAGTTGTTTCAGGAGATTTGCGAAGTGGCCTTCGCCGGCTTTGACGCAGAAGCCGCCGCAGTTGTTGTGCGCGAAGCCCATGCCGTAGAGGCGCGGCAGGGTGAGCCCCTCAGCTTTCGCCCAGTCCGCAACGTCGCGGGCGGTCATCCATGGCGACCAGCACATAGGCGCATCAACGTGGGGCCAGCCCAGTTCGCGATAGCGGTTGCGGATACCGCGCGGCTTGCCGGTCACCCGGTCGGTCGTGATCAGCCGGTGCTCTTCTTCCCAATGAATGCCGAAGATCAGAATCGTGGTCGCCGGGTCGCAGTTCTCGGCAAGCCAGCGCTCGGCGATCTGCCGCTTCAGGATTTTCGAACACGGATCAATGCGCTGATTGCCGATGATCTGTTCGTCCGCGAAGACCTCCCAAGGCGTGCGGCCATCGGTGAGCGTGACCAGCGGCCTACCGACGTTGGCGGCGGCTTCAGGCATGAAGCGGTAAAGGTCGGGGTCTTCAATCAGAGTGTCCGTGAACAGGAGAATGACTTTCGCGTTGGGCCATCTGGCGACAGCGCGCTTGGCCGCCGCCCAGGACATCAGGCCGCCGCTGAAGAAGACAACGACTGTATCAATCATTGGATTTCGCCGCCTTTTTGGCCTTCTTCTTCCGCGCCTTCGCGGCGTCACTGGTCGGCTTCGGCTTGTAGCGCAGCACCGCGTCCGCGATGGCGTCCAGCACCGCTGGCGGCTTCGGGGCTTCCGTCATGACGCTCTCCGCAGGCGCTTGGCCAGATAGAGGTTTAGGCGCACGCGCCGTAGACATTCAGCGCGGCTGGTGCGGCCTATCTTTTCGACCCATTGGCGCCGCAGATTTTCGAGCGGCAAATCCCAATCCATGGCGTAGGACCGCCACATGCGAGCTTGGAAAAGCCGGCCTGCGTGAGACATGTGCGCCGGGCGATTTACGACCATTCCGGCCGAGAACGGCCTGGGCTGACGTAACAGCCACTCGGTTATCTCTAGCGGCGTGTCGGGGCCGCGCGGTGCGGTGCTTTGGCGTGCGGGGTAACTCATCCGATCAACTCCGCATAAGTGAGGCGTTTCCCGGCGGTCGCGAGAATGAAGCTGTCCAGCCGGTTCAGGGTGTGGCGCTTGACGTTGCCGTCGTTCAGCCGGAAGGCGAACTCATCGACATAGCGGCCAAGGTGCTTGGGCGAGGCGTGCCGTTGTCCGTAACCTCAATCTCCGGCTCCAGTGCCGCCCTATCGTCGGCTGCGTGTCTTTCTCCCATCACTGTTCCTCCAGCTCGGCACGTGCTTTTAGTTTGTCTAGTCCGAGCTCGCGGCCGTGGGCGAGTGCTGCCGTCAGGGTGTCGATGCGGCAACGCTCAAATGGCGGACTGCCTGCGTCACTGACTGACATTGCGTCCACCACGGAATGGGCGGCGACGGTGGACGCAACCATCGCCGCCCATTCCTTGCACGCCGCCTCCAGCGCCGCCCTGGTATCGCGGGTGGGGTCGGGTTGGCGGAGGGCGGTGACGGCATCAAGGATGATGTTGGCGGAGGTTAGGTCTATCGTGGCACACGACACACCATAGGACGCCGCCAACTCCATCTGTTGACGCGCGGTCCCGATCGCCAGCTCCAGCGGGGAGTTGGTCATGGGCGCTTCCATTCGATCATCGGCGTGTCGTAGCTGACCATGAGCGGGTGACGGGGGTGGCCGTCCTGCGCCGTGCCAAGGCAGAGAAGTTTCACTCCGACACGGTCAGCGATACCAACAACATCGCGCCATCGGCGGCGGAGATGTTTAGGTAGTTTGGCAAGCGGTCCCCACGCAACAATGTGGATATGCGCCTGCTCCATCGTCGCCTCGATAAAGGCGTCGTTCTCAGGGCCTACAGGGGCTCGAGCCGTTCGCAGGGCTCGCACATCGGTGGCGCGGAAGGCGAATTTGTTGCAGACTACAAGCTTATTGGCTCCGGCTCGGAAGCTGAAGCCGATCACCTTTTTGATTGTGGGGTCGTTATTCTCCGCGTCGGCCGTCGATGGGTTGACCATATACCATGCGGCGATCACGCCCAGCCGGCCAGCGGTCATAACGTCCCGCTGAAGTCGGTAACGATACCGTCCATCGTCGGAAATGTCGGCGCTCATCCCGGCCGCCAGCTCCAGCGGGGAGGGGGGTTCAGTTGGCATGGGTGGCGGCCTTGATTGCGCCGCGGGCATCAGTCGCCCTCCGTGAGCGTGTCGATCCAACTATCCGTTAGCCGATCGACGCCGGCCGGATCGCTGGTGAAGTCGATCGCGGTATCGGTGTTATCTGCCCCGATGATGCCAGGGCTGGCGCATCCCTGAGCGAAGCGCCGGATCGCCGCTCGGCTGCGCACGCCGGCCTCAAGCTCGATATGCACGTCGAGCCAGACGCAATTCTCTAAGCGCGTCTCGCGGTCCTGTGCCTCCCAGTCGCTGGGCGCTGGGGCGTGATAGACGATTCGATCGGCCGTGGCGCTCGATAGCGGCGCGAGCGACTTTGCCGCCGGTGGCGCTCCCTGGGGTTGCGGGAGTAGTCGCGGCGCATAGATCGCCGACGCGACGAGGGCGAGCGAGCACGCGCCGGCGAGCAGGATCGCGGAGCGAGTCGACAGTCTGGATCTCATAGCAGTCTCTCCTGGGCGGCGAGGGGTTCGAGGCTCGCCTTCACGGCTTCCATCGCCGCGATCTCGTAATCCATTTTGGTCTGACGCATCGTGCCGGCCTCGACGCGGCGGGCGTACACACGCCGGCGCATCGTCAGCTCGCGCTCGACACAGGCGATTTGCTCGGCGACGCTGATCATTTCGCGCCCTTCGCCTTCTTGAGCCGGTCGCCCGGCGCGGCGCGCGTGGGGCCGATCTGGACCGACGCTGCGGCGCCCGCGCTCTTGACGGCGACGATCGTTTCGCGCTCGCGCGGCGACATCGACGACGATCGAGCGGCGAACGTCTCGCAGGCGGCGACGATCCAATCGCGCCGGCTGGCCGCGCCCTTCAGGCTGTCGATCTTGGCGAGCAGATCTGGCGTCAGCATGACGAGCACGCCCTTACGCTCGCCGTGGATGCGGGGACGGTGGGCTGCTTTGGGGGCGTTCATCGCGCTCTCCTGTTCGTCGTCGAGCCGTAGCGCTTCGCCGGCGCATCGTGGCCGAATAGATCGGCGGGCCCGCCGGCGATCGTAAACCACTTGTATCGGCCTTCGGCGTCTGGCCGATACTCCTGCCATTCGATATGCCCGCCGTCGCGCTTCTGCGCCGCGTCGGCCGCAGCCTGACACCCATACTCGCGCAGCTTGCCGTCGCCGAACAGGGCGAAGCGCTTGGTGTAGACCGTGCGGCCGTTCGCCGGCTGCGATCGGTGTCCAATCACGCGCGCGGCGTCTTCGGCGGGTAGAGCCGGCTTGGACGGCACGGCGCGGCTCCTGGGCTTGCGGGCGGGGCTCAAAACGCGCGACCGGACGTCTTGCGTCCTTTTCCGACAGACGCAAGTCCAATGTCGAGACGTTCTGCAGCGAGGGCGGCGAAGGGCCGGCCATCGCCTTCAAGATAAGCCTCCGCGCCAGCGAAATCCTGCCAGCGGCGCACGGCCAAGTCGCAATATTGCGGATGAACCTCGATGGCGATGCAGCGTCGGCCGGTCATTTCGGCGGCGATGATCGTGGTCCCCGAGCCCACGAAGGGATCATAGACGGCATCCCCGCGCCGGCTGCTGTTTTCAATCGGCCGTTTCATGCACTCGACGGGCTTTTGAGCGGAGTGGCCGGTCTCGCTCGCGTGGTGCGGAATCCGCCAAATCGTCGTCTGCTGGCGACCGCCCGCCCAGTGCCCGCGCCTCCCTTTTCGGACGCAATACCAGCACGGCTCATGCGCCCAATGGTAGTCGCCCCGGCCGATGATCATCCGCTCCTTGTCCCACACGATCTGGGCGCGAACCTCAAAGCCGGCGGCGCGGAGGGAAAGGTCCGCGTCGCTGGCACGCCGACCGGCGTGCCAGGCGTAGACAACATCTCCTGGAAAAAGCTTCCACGCTTCGCTCCAGTCGGCTCGGTCGTCGTTGTGCGAGGGGCCGACAGCCTTGGCTCCAATAACCCTGCGGACTCGGCCAGTCTTCACGCGCTGCAGCGACCCGTCTTCGGCAATGCCGGTCTCGTTGCGCCAGTTGGCGTCGTACTCCACGCCATATGGCGGATCGCTCACAAGGAGATGCGGCCGCGCCGAGCCCATCGCCCGCGCCACCGACTCCGCGTCTGTGCAATCCCCGCAGAGTAGCCGGTGATCGCCGAGCAGCCAGACATCCCCCAGGCGCGAGACGGCGGCTTCCTCGACGGGCGGGGTCGCGTCGGGGTCCGTGTCGCCTGGACGGTCGCCGAGCAGATCATCCAACTCCGCGTCGCCAAAGCCGATAAGCCCGAGATCGAAACTCTCGTCGGCGAGCGCTATCATCTCGGATCGGAGCACGTCCAGGTCCCACTCCGCGCCGAGTGGTATGACATTGTCGGCCAGCAAATAGGCCCGCTTCTGCGCCTTCGTGAGGCCGGCGAGGGTGATTGTCGGGAACTGTGCGAGGCCAGCCAGCTCCGCCCCGGATTTTCTGCCGTGTCCCGCAATAATCTCGCCGTGCTCGTCGATCAGGATCGGATTCGTCGCGCCCCATTCCTTGATCGACGCGGCGATCTGCGCGACTTGGGCGGCGCTGTGGAGCCTGGCGTTGCGCGGGGCCGAGCGCAGCTCGTCGAGGCGGCGATAGACGATCTCAAGCGCCATCAGGCAATCCCGCGATGCCGGACGTGGACCGCCGAGCCTGGAAAGGGGCCGGCGCGATCGGGAGCGATCCGGCGATGGTGGGTCTGGAATTGGACGATCTGCTGGCGAAGCTCGGCGACGAGCGCTTGCAATTGGGCGACCTGGGCGATCAGCTCAGCTCTCGTGGGTTGCTTGGCCATCGTCTTCCTCGTGGGGGTGGGTGATCGGCGGGAGGTTGTCTGGCGATGGCTGGCCGCTGCGCCTGGCAAGGTGGGCGCGCATCTCGGCGGTGATGCCTGTTGCGTCCACGCGACCGTGTATTGGAGGAAGGCTGCGCGGCGAACTCGATTTCTGGCGCAGCGTCTTTACGAGGTCGGTCACGCTGGCGTTAAGGGCCTCCCGCTCGACCGCGTCAATGGGAGGGCTAGGCGCGAGCGGTTTATCGCGCCGAGCATAATTCTGGCGTCGCCGATCTTCGATATCGGAGGCCATGCGGCACGCCTCGAAAGCCCGCGCCGCATCGTTCGGCGTCGAGAGCGCCAACTCCAGCAGCCGGCCCGGCTTGGGTAGAAACTCGCTGTCTGGCATAGCGACGTAGGACTTCATCCCGGCCTCGATAGCCGGGGCCGGAACGCCCGCCAAGGCGTCGGCGTAGTCGGCCCACCACGCCTCCCACTCGCCGGCCGATCGCACGGGCTGCGGGAAGGTGGCGAAGCGGCGCCCCACGATCTCCCGGATGGCCTTAGCGGTGGCCGGCGCCGTCGCCAACTGGCGAAGCATCGGTAGCACGTTACGGGCCTCGGCGAGCAACGCGGTGCTACTCGCGATCAGCGCGGCCGTGCTCACGTTCCCATCGCTCAGCAACTCTTTCAGATGCCTCGAAAGCCCGCGCCATATTGGCGTCGCGGTCAAGCTGCCTGCGGTCTGGTCGGTGTCCATTTGCTCCTCTGTAGTTTCCTTCGGCGGCTTTTCGCAGCCAGTTTCGAAACGCCGCGTCCCAGTCCGAATGAGCGTCGCGGAACTGATAGTCTCTGAACTTCGCCAACTCCCGGTCGATCTCATCGGATGCGAGCCCATCTGCAATTCCAACCTCTAAAGTCGCTGGCTGAGGCATCCAATCAGGCGGGCAGCGCTTGGTCTTCATCCGAACGACTTCCGCGCCGCCGACTACAGAAGCGTTAGCTTCTGGAGTCTCTTTCTTATGCTTCTGCTTCTGCTTCTGCTTGGTTGGATTCTCGTTGAACGGCAGCTCAACGGTCGTTGCGCCTTCGCCGCTGTTTTTATTCGCTCTTTTCGCCGCACTCGCCAAACCGGCCAACTTACACTGATCTACGTGTGCACGATATCGTTGGAGCTCAGCGCTCACTCGGCGATGCCAGATGATACCGCCTCGCCGTTGAAAAAAGCCGAGGACCGTCGCCCTGACTTCGGCCCATTGGCCATCGGTGCATGAGGCGAGTTTGGCGAGCCGACGATCATCGGCCGGCAGCTTGCCGCCAGCCTCCCACATCTCGCCGAGTAGAAGCAGATATGCGCCGTGTTCGAGAGCACTTAGACCG